AAGCAAAGAGTTCACCACTTTCAGTACGGTAATCGTACTGGTACATTCTCACTCTTTTACCTCTCAACCTGGTGTTGTAGGTAGTGTAATTCTCTTTACCGGGTTGACATACGCTGCAACCGTTTACATTTATTGAGTTCATAATTAAATCCCCATTTTACTAATTATTTTCTGACTGATTTTTTCTGCAACCATAGTTTTCAGCTCTTCAATATCAAGAAGGGACACAATGATATTTGCATCAAATTCTTTGGCTACATTCTTTGCTACTGCTCTAACAAATGTGCCGTCTTGTATTGATTTGCTTACGCTTTTGCCTATTCTTCTTGTTACTTCTGCATTTACTATCTGCTCAATATTGAGGCTTTTTACAGCATCACTGACAGCTTTAGACATTGCATTATTCAATGCCACACTGTCTACATCAAGTTCTAACGTACAATTACCTTTCATTTATAATCAATATTTAATGTTTCACATTCAATCTTTCTTCACTTGTATAAGCCACTACAAGCCCTGTTTCATCATGCTGTATGGTGATGTACTTTTCACCCCTCTCTATAGTAGAGAAGTCATAAGGGGTTACCATCTTACCTAACACTTTGCCCAGTTGCTTCATCAGTGGGGCTTCAGGGCTGATAACTAAAACTAAATCTGCTTTCATAATCGTGTATATTGTGGTAGCTCGAAAGCTACCGGATTAGAACTCAACCAATATCAATCTTTCTAAAGAACCTGATGCTTTCACCCACATATGATTATGTCCGAAACCATAATCGAAAAACAGTTTAAAATAAGGGTATCTTACTATTAAAGAGTTCATACAGCCTCTTAACTCGTCTTCTGACATACAAGAAGTTATTTCATTGATTATTTGAACGAAAAGGTGTAAAACTTCTGGTTCATTATTCAATAACGGTTTTTCTATAACTGCTTTTAAAAATATATTTTCTTTCATATTCTTCTATATTGCGCAGGGCTTTCGCCCTGCTGGTTATTATGCTATCTTTAGCTCTTTAAGTCTCATATCTACCAATGATTTCAGCTTGCGAGTATCAAATAGTGGACTTCTATACCCATCTTTGATAAGCTGTATCATTTCTTTATAACCAACCTTACATACAACCTCTGTCTTCATGCTGTTATCATAAACAGCAGAATTGCAAGCGGTTATTGTGAATGCCATTGTTTTGTAACCTTTATCCTTCTTCATGATAGATGCAAACAAATACATATATACAGCATTTTTCATGCTATTCAAGGCATCTTCTTGACTGGCATTTACCTTTCTACCACCTAAAAAGTCACCACATTCAATTTCTTGACCTTTTTTGATAATAGACAATGTACTGATGTACATTTTAATATCTGTTGCTTTCATATCTTCTATGTTTTAATTGTTAGTAATATTGGTTTCTTTTATATAGCTAAGATACTGATTATTAGCGATGTGTGCAAATATAATCGTCTGATTAACAGTGAGTTAAACTTGGTTTAACTTAAAATTGGATATTGACATGTTCATTTCAGTCGCGCTTTGTATGAATACCGTCCAATGATATGTGCAATGCTTTTTCATATATCGACTTATCACAATTAGAAAATAATCGTTAACTTTGTTCATACTTTTAAAATTATAGGTGCATGAAAAAAATTGTGACTTTATTTGCAACCGTGCTTCTGTTATACGGTTGTGGAAGTGTTCCTTTGACAGGCAGGAAACAGATGCTGCTTGTATCCGACTCCGAAGTGCTTTCATCAAGTCTGACCCAGTATTCGGAATATATCAAGTCGGCACCGATATCAAGTAACGCGACAAAGAAAGCGATGGTGACACGTGTCGGAAAGAAAATAGCCGCTGCCACGGAACAATACTTGGAAAATAATGGAATGTCCGGTGAGGTGAGGAACTTCTCATGGGAATTTAATCTGGTTAAGGATAATCAGGTGAACGCTTTCTGTATGCCGGGAGGCAAAATCGTTGTGTATGAGGGACTGATGAATCTGGTTTCCTCTGATGACGAACTGGCTGTAGTTATCGGACATGAAGTGGCGCACGCTGTGGCCAAGCATAGCAATGAGCGTATGAGTCAGCAGCTGGTTGCACAATACGGAGCGAAAATTTTGGGGGAGGCTCTCAGTGGAAAGTCCGCCGCCATACAGAAAGCCGGGAATATAGTCTATGGTCTTGGAGCACAATACGGTGTGATGCTTCCATTCTCACGCAAACATGAAACCGAGGCTGACTATATGGGGCTTATTCTTATGACGATGGCTGGTTATAATCCGAATGTGGCCGTCACATTCTGGCAGAAGATGTCGGCGGGCGGATCGGGTTCAGTGCCAGAGATCATGAGTACGCATCCGAGTGACGCAACACGTATTAGTGACATAAGGAAACATTTGCCGGAGATGAAGAAATATAAGTAAACTTTAGAAAGTTACTGTAAAGTATTTGAAAAAACTTTAGAGAATGGTACAAAAAGGCGTGAAACCAAATGGAATCACGCCTAAATTATAATAAAACTCTTAAAAAGGTGTACATAATTACCAATCCTTAATTCTCTAACATCAATCATAATAACGCTGCAATCTTACGCACCTTATTAATTCTCTCCATAAACCTGTTGTCTTTTTTTGCCATTTGCAAATTATAAGATGTTTGCATTTTGAGCAAAGGTTCCGCATCTAAATCTAACGCGGCTTCTAGGAGCATAGCATATTTTGTATTTAGTGAACGCTTTGCATTCAGAATTTCATTTAATACAGTATAAGACACACCCATCTCTTTAGCAAGTTTCTTTTGAGAAATACCCCTAAATTCAATTTCATCTTTTAATACTTCTCCCGGGTGTGTCGGTTCAAAAGGAATTAAGTTATTAGCTATCATTTTAGGGTCTACGCCATCTATTTTAATCATAACTTTCTATTTATAATGGTTAGACAATTCAATT